GAGATGGCCACAATAGTGTACCCAAGCAGAAGGCCAAGCTGGACATGTGCTTTACTGATAAGGTAGCTGAACTGGCCAGTGATGCGTTTAGTAAGGGCTATTACACACACGTATCTAACATAGAAGCTGAGGGCCTAGAGGCTGTGTTTGAAGTGGGTAACATAGGTCCAGAGAGTGCTATAACTAGGCTGGATAAGATGTACTCTGTAAGTGTTGCGGACGTAGTAGAGACTCCAGAGGGTGTGCGTCACGTTGTAGCGAGTGTAGGCTTTGAACAACTAGCATAAGAAACTCCCTATAATAAACTAGAGAAAGGTCCTTCGGGGCCTTTTTTTATTTCCGAAAGGTCGAGGCGTCGGGGCTTTATATACAGTTTTTATATAGCTACTAGCAAGTGAGCAGGGGTAGAATCACCACCTCGGATTGAAAAGTACTTCACCTTTATTTTTTGTAATTTGATTTTTTTGGTTCTAATTAGCCATTTCGTTTACTGCCCATACTACTAGCATTAATAGTACTAACAGTAGTATCCAATTCATATAAGCATAGTATTTGCTTACAAGCAGTATATACGTGTGTATAAAGTTTTCCATTACTAGTATTTAAACTTGACTTTAAGTGTGTTTTGTAGTAGTATAAGTACAATATGATTATACGTATAATAGCATTAATAGTCTTGTGTTTGAGCTTAACCGCTTGTGGGTCAAGTGTACTAATGAGTTTTGGTGGATTGGGCTTGGGTATTGCACAGAAGTCAACTGCAAGTACCGTTTATGGAGCGGTTGATGTAGGTGTTAGTGCTACCACTGATAAGAGTATTAGAGAACACGTACTAGGAGAAGCTACCACTGAATCAGAGGGTAGTCACTTGACTAGTACTAATAGCAACGTTAAATGGGTCACCCCCAAATAGATTCCCAGATCAAAATTTTTTTGCACAGTATTTTTTAGGGTTATAGGACCCATTTGCAGGGAATCGCTTAAATACAATATACAACAGAGGAGAAGTAATATGAGTGACACACCTCAGAACAAGATTGAAGAACTGGAAGACATGATGTGGGATATCAAAGCACGTCTTGATCATGTTGAAGCAGTACTTAACATAGAGCCTGAAGACGACGAGGACTATGACCCTACACTACATCCCAGCATGGAAGACGAACATACCGGAGATGACGATTACTTTGAAGACGATGATCCCCTAAAGCATACACATCCAGACGGCACTGAACATTCGCACGAGGGTGGAGATGCGGAACATCATCATCACGAAGATGGCTCTCAACATGATCATGAAGGTGGCGACGAACCACACTCACATGATGAACCTGCCACAAACTACGATTCATTACCAAGCGATGTGGAGCCAACTCCAGAAGGCAAGTAATGAACGACTTCTTTAATGGCTGGAAGTTTACAATAGCTATTGCTCTTATGCTTGTGATATTGGCTGTGTTCGGTGGACCAGCTGGTTAACTTTATTCAAGTATAAGGGCTTTAATACTTTTCTCACCCATATATATTTCTATCTCTGCTTTTGATTTGATGCACTGGTACTTGACGTTTTCTGAGTATTGGCGTTCAGCGGTACGTTTACCACGTAGGCATACTGCCATCGTATCCTGTATCCTGTGTTCCTTGATCTCGTTGTTTACGAACATCAATAGTGCTACTACCGTTTCAATCATTAGTGATTCCCATTCTCATACTTGATATCTCTGTCAGCATCTTTTAGCTTTTCGATATCTGTTATTACCTTGTCCATCTGCTTGTTAAGGAACTCTATGTTTATCTTGTTGTTGGCCATTGAATCCAAATGCTTCTGCATTGTATCAACACTTTTGTATAGATCCTCTATCAACATGAACTGCTCTAGATCGTTTTGTGATTGTCCTAATTCGCCACGCGGATACTTTATTCTGAACTCGGTGTTTTCAGACAAGTCCTTTTGCATAAGTTCAAGTGTTGTTGAGTGTTTGTTCAACTGCTCAGTAACACCAAAGTATGCCCAGACCCCCATAGCCACAGCACCTATGATGGCAAGCATATTGCGTACTGGCATCGATATGTTGGTGTTGTCGCTTATATTGAGTTTACTCATATAGTCTTTTTAATGAGTATTTACCTCTTATTGTGTAGATCAAATAGTGTTCGCACCTTCTCCTCTAGTGTGTCCAGTCTATTATACATCTTAGCTAGAACTATTACCAGCGATACAAACGCCAAAGCAATAGGCCATAGCTGAACGATTACTTCAAGATCCATTAATATGCCCCCAATCTGATTAGATATAGCAGAGTATTTATCGGGTTAAATACAGACATGAAAGCATTCATCACAGGCATAGTGCAGGGTATTATAGTTCTAGTGCCCACATACGCAGTTGCGTTTTACACAGACAAGATGGTATATACCATACCCATGTTAGCGGCGGCTAGTTTTGTAGCGGCCTCTATAAGCAAACAGCCTGTTGAAAGAAAGGTAGATGATGTCAGTAAGGATCTCGGAAAAGAATAAGGCGGCACTAGGTGCCCTTAGAAAACGCAGTATTAACACTCGGCTTACAGAACAATATCCAAAGCTATTGGAAACAGTACACAGCCAAGCCAGCGAAAAGATCAAAGTACAAACCGTGTACAAATTTATAACCCTATTGGAGGAACTGGTTGATGAGATTAATACAGGCTCTATTCCTAACGGAAGGTGATACCAAGCCAACAGGACTTGGTGAACTCAATCCACTGTGGAGCCTATATGACATACACGAACGCATATTAAAAGACATAGCCTTGGGTGTTGATGAGTTTCTGATATTCCCCGTACCAGTTGCAAAGGAACACGATCCCACATGGGGTTGGATAGGAGAAGCGGTACACAAGATAAAAGATCGTTATGCATACGAAAGCAAACTAGCAGTTGACCTATGTCTATGTTCAACAATGCCCGATGGACATTGTCATCACCCTGATCCAGAACGTAGCAGGGAACTGATGATCAACCAAGCACGAGCAGTACACAGGGCAGGAGCGGATACACTTGCACCCTCAGATTGCCAGCCACACACGGTTAGTGATATAAGAACACAGATCCCTGAAGCACACATAATGAGTTATTCAACAAAATTTCGAAGCACCTTCTACAGAGGATACCGCGAAGCAATAAGCATTGAAAAGGGTATTGAGAGAACGTACCAGCTCGACGTTAATGACCGCGAGGGTGCGATCCAACGTAGTGTTGATTACAGCAACGATGGTGCAGATGAACTAATGGTCAAGCCCGGCATAACGGGAATCGATCTCATTGAACCAATCAAACAACGCACAGGTAAACCCTGTGGAGTTTTCCAGACGTCAGGCGAGTGGTTAGGTATAGGAGCACCCGGGTCACTTAAGGAAACACATGATGTATTCCAACGTGCAGGCGCTGACTATATGATTAGTTATGGTGCTAGGTTACTTTAGTTTTGCTACAGCTTTAACTATCTTAGCTTTAGTTTCACGACGATCAACTTCATAACCAAACTTACGACCGTAAGCTTCAAGTTCTGTTTTAGTCATCTTGTCAAGTTTAGCTTTAGATAGCTTCTTAACTTCATCCTTTAGTACCAAAGGTGCTTTAGTAGTTTTTACTGTAAAGATATTTTTAATCCATTTAAACATATTATATTCTCCAACTGTATTTATGCGTAGTTAATCCTGGTTGTGACAGCTTAACTTTTGTTGTCGGATCCATTCCTTGTGCTGTTCAGGAGTCAGTGAACGTTGCTGTTGCATTGGTTCACGTTCCAATCTTTCTTTTTTGGCACGTCTGCTTTCAGCTAGGCTCATGCTCAATAGCTTTTCTTCTTCCTGTATGTGTTCCAGCATATCTTTTGAGTCGTTCATAGTGTGTATATTTATTATACAGTTTGGACCTCGGGCGTGTTATGGAATGTGTGCAACGGAGTTTACACACGGGTAGAACGTGTACAATAAGGTGTCTTAAACGCACATAGACGTCTTTATAGCACACTTTAGTACCTTACTAGTGTCAAAGTACTTAAAGTCTAAATAAGAGCCATTTAGACGGTAAAAACCATTGTTTAAGGAGTCTACAAGCACTATGGTTAAAAAGGGTGTAGCTCGTATAAAAGACGAATATAGCTGTATGG